ATTTTCACCAAACACATTGATAAAAGTACCTGAAAAATAATAGGTACCTCTTTTTTTATCTAAATATACTGGCATTTTTATTCACTCCTTTGATATAATAGGAGTATAGTTATAACAGTGCATAATTGGAATAATCCCGTTATAACTATACAGGTAGATCACTGTTGCCAGCAGTGATCTTTTTTATTAAATAAAATACCCCTTGACATTATTGACAGGGGCAAGGATACTAAGACCACGTACCATAATATGAATATCAAAGGCGCATGACCATAATTCGATTATATGGTAGGCATATACAGTACTTGCATCAATAATTATAAAATCATACTTATTCTTTGTTATAATCATCAACTGCTAGAAATGGTAGTAAATCTTTTTCTTTTATAATTTTGATACCTGTTGATTTTTTTAATTCGAGTGCTTTTTCTATTTTTCTTCCGTAATTACCAAACTTCCATTGGGGTTCTTTATTTGTACCGACTATCAAATAGTCAGTTTTGCCTGATACAGCAGAAGTAACTTTACCGCCAAGAGATATAATGTTTTCTATTAATTCAGCTTTTTCTATATAAACAAAATGACCAGTTAAAACAAATTTTGATTTTAAATTAATATCAGTAATTTCATCAAAATCTAATTGTGTTATTTCATCTGTAATCTCATCATCATTTTTATTTTTATCTAGGTAATCTATATTTTTAAGGTATTCACTAACTTCATTATAAATTTTTTCTGAATTATTATTTTCTAAAAAAGTAAATAATTTTGGTGTAAATATTATTTTTTTATCAGTTGATAAAAATTCAAAAAGATGCATTAGAGCAATACAGTCATATCTGGCACTATGTTGGTTCTCATAGTGAATACTAAAATGCTCACATAAATTTACTAACGAATATTTTTCTAACTCTGGAAATTTATTTTTGCATTCGGTGAATGTGCACACATAGTTAATATTTGGATACTCCAGATTATAATGTGTTAGAGTTTTTTTCAGAACATTAAAATCAAAATTTGAATTATGTGATATAATTACATAGTTTTCAAAAATTTTTTTAATATTTGGCCATAATTGATCAAATGTAGGCGATGAAGAAACTTTATGCGCATCTAATTTAGTTATTTTTGTATTGATATAATCAAAGTTTGTTTCAGGATTTATTGTCGTACTATAGTCTTTGATTACTTTTCCGCTTTCAACGATGAGTAACCCAATCTGGCTAATTCTATCATTTTTTTTATTTGGAGTTTCCACATCAAATATAGCATATTTATTTGGGAATTTTAGTGGATCACTTACTATTTTTGTGTACTGTTTTTGGTTTCTATATTTGTCTCTGTTACTCTTTTGTTTTTATCTAAAAATATATTTTTTTTTAATTTTAAGGCAAAAAAAGCACCTATACAAGACCAAACAATGTAGAATATTATACCAAAAAAACCGTATTTATTAAATTGAGAAATCATTATGATAATTCCTAATATTCCAAACAGAGTAAATAAAACAAGCGAATAAAAAATTCCCTTTTTAAATGTCATTTTCATAGATCTTCTCCTTAGATAATATAAAGTTATTTTGTGATAGATTAAAATTTTCCTCTTAATTCAACCACTTTTCCGATTATTTGGACAGGTAATGTATTTATTTCCTCTGCGTTATAGAAGATAGGTTCATATGAATTGTTTAACGGGATAAGCATAATACCATTGTCCATTTTCTTTATTTTTTTTACAGTCGCTTCATTACCGTTTACTAAAACAATTGCTATTTCACCGTTTTCAATATTACTCTGTTTTTTTACAATTACTACATCGCCTTCTAAAAATCTTGGGCTCATAGAATCGCCTTTAATCTTTAATCCATAAAATTCGCCAGTACTAGCCAATTTTATATCAATTTCTTCATAATCTATTATTTCTTCAATTGCATCAATAGGTATACCAGCAATTACTTTTCCAACAACTGGAATACTAACACCACGACCACTCATATTTTGATTTTCTATTTTTTCAGTTAGATTCGATTTCCAAATTCCAAGATAATCAGCTATAGCCTGTATTTTATCTATCCTTGGATATTTTTTTCCATTTGCCCATTCAGATACTATACTTGTATTGTATCCTAAGTCATCGGCTAAATCTTTTTGAGTTTTGTTAGCAAGACTTAATTGATGTTTTAAATTTCTTGCAAAAATTTGTTTTTGTATATCTTTATCATTCATGTTTTCACCTCTATTCATATAATTATGATATAACTTAAAGCGAGAAAAAACAATAATAATTTGAAGAAAATTCACTTTTTGATTGACAATTCACTTTAAGTGAGTTATAGTTTATGTGAAAGGAGGCTAAGATTGAGAGATGAACAAAAGTGAGTCGCCTAAAATAACACTAAAAGCGTGCAGAATAAATTCAGGTCTAAAGCTATCTGCTGTCTCAAAAATAATAAATAAAACCGAGCGAACTTTAATTAATTGGGAAAACGGAATCTTTCTTCCTGATGAAGCTAATTTAGATTTGTTATCAAAAATATACGGTATGCCTAAAGATTTTATTTTTTTAGGAAATAAATTCGCTTTAAGTGAACATTATTTAGAGTATCAGAGTAAAAATATTGCAAAAAATTAAAATCACGTCAATCGATAGTTTATTCAAAACAGATTTAGAAGAATGAAAAGGAGGAATTTTATGAATCAATTACAAATTATTGAATATGAAGGAATTAGAGTTTTAACAGCTCAGCAGTTAGCAGATGTTTACGAGACATCTACTGATAACATCAAAATGAATTTTAAAAGGAATAAAGATAGATTTGTTGAAGGAAGAGATTATTATTTGTTGAAAGGCGATGAATTGAAAGAATTTAAGAACTCAGTAACCGATAGTTACCTAGTTGATAAACGCACACCTCAATTATACATATGGACCGAACGTGGAGCAAACCGCCACAGTAAAATCTTGGATACTGACAAAGCATGGCAACAGTTTGATGTATTAGAAGAAACTTATTTCAAAGTAAAAAGTATGTCAGCTATGCAAATATTAAAACTTCAAAACGCTGCACTAATGGAAGTTGATGAAAAGGTTGAACATATTGGCAGTCGCGTAACCAATCTAGAAAACACAACTACTGTAGACAGTAGAAAGCAGTACACGCTAAGAAAAATTGCAAGTGCGACAGCAGTTAGAGTCTTGGGAGGTAAAGACAGTCAGGCATATTTAGAACTTCATCACAAGGTGTTTTGTCAACTTTGGAGAGATTATAAGGATTATTTCAAGATTCCAAGCTACAGGGATACCCTAAAGATAGACTTTGAAAAGGCAAAAGAATATTTAAGCGGTTGGCGCCCTGATCATAATCTACAAATTGAAATTTCAAGTGTGAACGAGGTGAACTAGATGTCAAAACATCCAACGAGAGAGATTTTAGAGAGTGGTGGTATTGTTGAAGATGAAGCGTTTGAATTAATGTTAAAAGAGGAATCACAAAGTGAAGTTATTAAGGAACTAAAAGAAATAAATCAGCACCTTATGGGTATTAAGATACTGATGGGTTATAAAGATAAATTATATTGTGACTCTAATATTATTACTGAAAACAAAAAAGAGTATAAGCAAAATTCTAATGATATAGATACTGAACTGTTTCTAGAAAGTATTAAAAACAATAAAACACTTTTTAATGCAGAGATATTTCTTGACAGGATTTTGAATGTGGAACTCTGCAAAATGTTAAATATATTGTATCTTGAATGTAAAAATGAATGTGGATATTTCAATAAAGAGATTTTTATGAGAATAAGTGAAAATCTATATAAAAAAATATCAACCCGTTATGAGGGACTGGTGAATGCTTATAGCAATGGTGAAAAATAAATCAAAAAGGAGTTACATATGGATATAGTAAAAGCAATTAAACAGGCTCAAACTGAAAATAAGTGCATCGCATTACCTAATAACGAGCAATGTATGGGAAATGGGTACAGGTTAAAATTAAAGCCATATCAAAATAACCTGATTTGTTTCGAATTTTATGGTGTACAAAGAGCAATATCTCAGTACAGTATAGCTCCAAAAGAAATTATAAGTAATGATTGGATTATTGTAGACTAAAGCCATAGAAGGAGTAATTAGAATGAATGTAAATTTAGATTTAATAGGTCTGGAAATAAAAAAACAAGTTGATTCACTTTCTTTTGATTTATATAACGAATTAAAGAAAGAATGTGAAACATATGATCAAATAGATGAAAAAATAAAAAAAATTATTAAATCCTTAATTTGGAGTGGGAAGTGTAATCTATTTTTTGCAAAATATTTGAATGAAGAACTAAAAATAATGTTAGAGCGTGAAAAAAGTGCGTTACAAATAGATGAATAACGCACTAAGAAAATTAAATTAATTCAATTTTTACAATTGTTTTTGAACCATAAACTACATTGTAATCATAATTCAAATAAAAGAAATCATTATTACAAACAAAATTCATAATTGAAGGGATTAATCCGTTATGTATGTGATTTTCAATTTTAATTGTCTTATCCATCGATGTCAATGGTTCGCCTATATCATTTATACACGTAATTGGTATTATTTCATCGCCTTCGTTTAATATTAAATTTTCATTATTGGAAAAGGTAATTTTAGCTTAATTCATTATTTCACCTCGCTTTCATTTAAATTTCGACATTGCAGTGTCGATAAGTAAATTATAGCAAAGGTGAAAAATAAATCAAAAAAGAAAGGAGTATCGATATGGCACATAAGAAAACATTAGAAACTATCAATATTGAGCGTGAAAAGGTTTTGATGAAGGGTTATGCAAATATTGCAGATATAAAAAAATTTATTCCATGTAGTGACAAAAGAGCTAATGAAATAAACGAAGAAATTACTTGCATGGTAGAAAAAAGCGGTAAACGTGTTTTCTTGGGAATTCGTTCTAAATATCTGTTAGATTACGTAGGTCTAACTGCAAAGCAGGTTTTTGATTTTGCTGAATTAGAACGAAAAAAAGCTGCTATGTCCAGTAGCAGCTAATAAATGAAACCACGTTAATTATAGAATATAAAAAGGAGTGTGTCAAAGGTGAATAAAGAAATTATTGAACGTTTAAATGAAATAAAACGCGTTGTTGATTCTAACACTTTAGAGGAGCTTATCGAAGCGTATCCAGATGCTGCGGGATTTTCTCTTTGTAAAGAATCTACATATCCTTCAATTGCAGCCATAAGCGCATATCTTGTCAATAATCTGATAAAGGATATCGAAAATGGAAAAGTACATTAATAGACTTAATGCCAGAGGTTTCTATACGATCGTTTTAATTATAATTTTGGTAGGTTTTATAGCTGCGGGAGCTTCAGGTATCATTTTCGATTTTATCGTCGGGATAATAAAAAATATATAGGTTTTTAACAGTGTTTTTAGGGTACTGTTTTTATTTGCATCATTTTTAGGAAAAAGGAGGGATTTTATGGATATAAAAATAGAATTATATAACGATCACTTTGAAAATGCCAAGCGCTATCAGATACCACGAGCGCAGTTAATTATCGCTGATATTCCCTATAATATCGGGATAAATGCATACGGCTCAAGATCTGACTGGTATATCAATGGCGACAACAGAAACGGGGAAAGTGAAAAAGCCGGAAAGACGTTTTTCGATACTGATGATGATTTTAAGATATACAACTTTTTTCAGTTCTGTACCCGTCTTTTAAGAAAAGAGCCTAAAGAAAAAGGAATGGCTCCATGCATGATCATATTCTGCGCATGGCAGCAGTTAAACGAGATTAAGGATTATGCCAAGAAATTCGGATTCAGCCATGCACAGCCTTTATTCTTCATTAAAAAATCATCATCGCAGGTTTTAAAAGCTAACATGCGGATATGCGGGGCTACGGAGGTTGCTCTGGTGCTGTATCGTGATAAACTCCCAAAGTTCAACAATGACGGAATGATGATTCTTGACTGGTTCGAGTGGGACAGGGGGGGAAAAGCTATCCAAAGATACATCCAACTCAGAAGCCTGTAAGCGTATTGAAAAGGCTTATCGAAATATATACCGATCCGGGCGATGTTGTTATTGATCCGGTAGCTGGAAGCGGAAGCACATTAAGAGCTTGCGCAGAATTAAACCGTTCATGCTACGAGTTTGAAATAAAAAAGAAGTTTTATAAGGAAGCAAAGGAAAAAATGCTTTCAAATGTAAATATGACACTGATTATCTGAAAGGAGAGCTATAGATGTTAAAAAACAATAATGAAAGAAAACAATGGATTGAAAATGAAGACAATTATGAAATCATCACTGTTTCACAATTAGCCAGATACAGGAAGTCAAGACCGCTTGACGACGGTTCATGCATAGTTATTTTTGAAATAAAAATGAAGGCATCGGTATGGAATCATGAGACGCGTAAAACAAATGAAAAAATCAAGTGGAGTAAAATCGGCATGTTTATTACGTATTCTTATGAAAATGAAACGCTTCTAGAACAGACCTGCATAAGTGACATTGTTTCAAGGATGGCGAAAATGAAATGATAGAAAATCTTAAGGGAGAGCTGTGGAAGCAGTACCGCGGTACAGATTATTATTTTTCATCATACGGACGTGTAAAACGGATATACAGGCATAAAGAACGTCTTTTGAAGCCGTATAAAGTCAGTCACAGGAAAGGTTCAGAATTGTGGGTTGTAAAGGTCTACGGTAAAGAAACATCGATTTCAAGAACTGTATATGAGCTTTTTATCGGTACGGTTCCCGAAGGATATAACATTATCCATCGTAACAAGGTACAGAGCGACAATGCAGCGGTTAATTTAAAAGCAGTATCTAAAAAAGAACTTGGCACACTGTACGGCGGAAGAACGCGGATGCAGAGACTTATATATGATATGGAAAATAAATGCTTTTACAAGGGGACCAGAGAAGCAGGAAAAGCCCTTCACATAAGCAGGCAGACAGTTTCGGACTACTGCAACGGAAAGGTTAAAAAGCCTATGTTCAGGCTCAGATGGGCAAGGGATGGAGAATAGAAACAAAATGAAGATGCTCAGGAAGGGATGATATTTATGCCAAAACCGCCGGTTAAGTATCTATTACTGGATATTAATGATGTTACAAATGTTTGCGGTTCTATACGGAGCGATGAGCTTTGCAGGCTGCTGAAAATAAAGCCGGTCTATTTATCTGCATGGCTGTGTCACAATGGTGTTCTGGAAGGTAAGTATTACGTTGTAGAAGATGTTTAAATATTATGTCTACATAGAAAGTGAGGTAATTGTACTACCTTTAGTTATTTATGCAGAAACAAGGGAAACAGCCTATAAAAATGCAGTAAAACAGTTTAGAAGGATATTTAAAAAGAAGAAAATTACAAGAGTTGCTATCCACAAAGATCATTATTATTTTGGTGGATTCGAATATTAAAAGGAGTAGCAAAATGAAGATAACTTATGAAGAATTTAATGATCTGCAAAGACTGCAGAAAATAAGGGATTATGCTCAGGAAATCTTTAATACATTAATTTGTTTAGGATACATCGCTGAAAATAAGCACAGTAAAAAAATTACGGCAATGACAACTGAAATTAAAGCAATCGAAGATGATGCAGTTGAAAATATTAGAAAAATGATTGAAGGAGAGTAACAACAATTAATGAAAAAAATATTTTTAACAATAGCTGCTACTGAGCTGATGCTGTTCTTAATAAAACCGCAATCTAAATTAGCATTAGTGTTAGCCTTCTTTTATGGATTCTTAGCATTTTTAGAGGATAGAAAATCATAAAAACTATTTTAATAAAAAAATCTCTCTAATCCGTTGGTACATATGGGATTAGAGAAAAAATATAAATGCAATATAATATTTAGGTTATATTGCACCAAAGGGGTGATAAATTGGCAAGACGAATAAAGCATTTTGGCGGTCAGCATGAAACCTTACCAATAAAAGACAAAAAGCAGCTTGATGAATTTATGTTCAATCTTTTAAGAAAAAGAGATAAGGCCAGAACACCTGTAAAAAAATATCAAGCTGATCGCAACTGGATGATGTGCATGTTAGGTTTTAATACAGCTTTCAGAGCAGAGGATTTGCTTCAGCTGAGGGTAATAGACGTAAAAAAAGGATATGTGCATATAAAGGAAAATAAGACCGCCAAGATGCAAAATTTTAAGATGAATAAGAAACTGCATAATGATGTTCTGGATTACATAAATAGAAACAATCTAACAGACTATGATTATTTGTTTCTTGGACAAAAGAAGGTTCAGAACGGTAAGAAATACGTTTATCCTATAACGCGACAGCGTGCACATAAAATTGTATCTAGAAATGCGAAGGAAGTGGGCATCGATTTTACTTTTGGTATGCACAGTTTAAGAAAAACATTCGGATATCAGTATTATGCCAATGGTGGTAATCTTCTAACGCTTATGAAGATGTATAACCACGATGAACCTAATGTGACACTCCTGTATATTTGTTGGGGTAAAGAAGATGCGGAAAATGATAGAGAAGCAGTTTACTTAGGAGGAGTACATAAATGATAGTAAGTGATTTTTGGTTAGGTGTGATCCTAACCATTGCAGCAGAAGCAATAATAATAATCTTAGTTGTTGATTATTTAGGACAAAAAGAAAAGGATGATGAAAATGAATGATTATTTAAAATATCTTCAAGAAAAACGTATAGAGGTGCTAAAAGAAATTAAACCGATATGTTCGGCATTTGGAATAGAAGACTATGATTATATTGTTAGCGATAAAGGACAAACAGAAACGTTAAGAATAGGAACTACAAAAATAGGATGTTCCTGGAATTCTATAGATGCTGTTGTACAGGAATTAGTAGGTTACTTGTTCGTTGTTTATTTTAGAGAAAGAGCATTAGGGCACTTTAAAACGCAGGTGTTTAATGAAATAAAATGCTATTGGCTTAAATAATAAACGTACCAGTGACTGGTACAAATGTTAAAGGTTAGGTGATTGGAAAATGGAAAGTAAATATCAAGAAGCGTTAGATAGACTTTGTGAAAATGATTATTTCGATGAAAATGGTAATTGTAACTGTGATCTAATTGTAATGGATCGTATTTTATTACAAGAATTGGTTGATAAAGCTGTACCTAAGAAACCGTTTTATGAGGCGGATGGATATGATGAAAATGGTGAACTAATTTATGACACTTGGATTTGCCCTAATTGCCACCATTATTATGAGGTAGATTATGATGATTATGATTATTGCCCAAATTGTGGTCAAGCAATAGATTGGAGTGATAAATAATGATAGATAAAAATAAGTTAATTACTGAGTTAGATAAATTGGATTGTATAAGTAACATAAATTACTACACTAACAATTGCAATTCCCATGATGATATTGTAAATACGATTGAAGAAATATTTGAAGCTGAATTAAGTGCTAAAGAAATGTTCGAGGAATTAGGGTGGAAGAAAATGTATGAAAGTCAATGCTCAATTATCTATGAAAAAGGATTTAGAACAATTTCTTTTTTACACCAAAGTAATAATGTAAATGTGGTTGATTCAAGTGGACATATTGATATGAAACTTTTAAAAGCAATTAATCAACAATGTAAAGAACTGGGGTGGATTTAGATGAAAAAGATAATAGGTAATTTACTGTATGATACTGAAAAGGCTGAAAAAATATACAGTTTCATGCAAAAAATAAAAACATCAAGTTTTGGTGGAATGAATTTTTATGAATGGTATAGCGTTGATGTATATAAAACAGAAAAAGATAATTATTTCATTCACAGTTATGTAAAAGAGAAGCCATCTTATAAACCTTTTATCGAGGAATACAGTGAGCCGGAATTTGAAAAACTGCTTAAAGAAATAGACCCTGATAAGTATATAGAATTAGGATTTAATGATTTTGAAGATGCATAAAAAAGTACCCTGAAAGTGTGATTTTACGTAAATCGGGGTAACGGTAACTTTTTTTAGAAATTTAATTGATTAAAAATTGCCAAGAGTGTTGATAGCTATAGAGTTTAAACGATTTAGGCTATCTATCAAAAAAATTGACACTCTTAGGGATTATGTAACTTTTTTATAAGAGATTGGAGGAGTGTGTTAGTGAAAATTTTGGATGCATGTTGTGGCTCAAAAATGTTCTATTTCGATAAGACTAATCCTAATGTTACATTTATGGATATACGCAGATACAGTGACATTTTGTGCGATGGAAGAAAATTGGAAGTGAATCCAGATGTAATAGGTGATTTTAGAAATATGCAATTTTCTAATGATGAATTTGACTTGGTTGTATTTGATCCACCACATTTAATAAAAGCCGGTAAAAATTCATGGTTGGCTAAAAAATATGGATTGCTGGATTTTGCTAGTTGGCAAGATGATTTATCTAGAGGTTTTAATGAATGCATGAGAGTTTTAAAACCGTGTGGTACATTGATTTTTAAATGGAATGAAGAACAAGTAAAACTTAGTGAAGTATTGAAGTGTTTTAATAAAAAACCATTATTTGGAAATAAGCGTTCTAAAACACACTGGTTGGTATTTGTTAAAAATGAGGTGAAAGAAAATGAGTAATAAATTAAGACTACAAATTACAGAAAGATATAAACGAAATGTATTTATAAATGTAGTTGTTCCAGAGGGGAGATTATATGAATTTGATTGTATTTTAGATAACTATGAAAATTCATACAACGATTACCAAACACTGATTGAAGAATTATCTGATAAAGGTTTTAAAATATTATTTGTTGATGATAACAAAATATTTGAATTTGAAGAAACACATGATATTGACTACTCATTTATCAATGAAGAGGTAAAAGAAAATGACGTCTAAACAAATAGCATTCGTATTTTTTCTAATGATGCTTATTGCGTTTATTTTGTCGCTTGTTTTGGGAATTCGATATTTATTTAAGGAATGGAGAAAGTAAAATGCTAACCCTACCAATTAAGAGAAAGTGGTTTGATATGATTTTAAGTGGTGAAAAGAAAGAGGAATATAGAGATATCAAGCCTTATTATACAAGTAGATTTGAAAACGAATTAGATTTTTGTCAATTTTTCTTTGGTGAAGACTGTTTGATTATTATTTTAAGAAATGGCTATTCAAAAAATAGTCCTTATATAAAAGTTAGATGTACTTTAACTAAAGGTTACGGTAAAGAAAAATGGGGAGCAGAAACAGGTAAAAAATATTATGTTTTGAAAATTGTAGAAATCATGGAGGTAGGTAATGATGGAGACTAAAGTTAGACAAAGCAATTACATAACAATTTTAGGATGGATGGTCTCAGATTTAAAGTTAAGAGGCAACGCACTGCTTACTTATGCGATTATTTACGGTTTTTCTCAAAATGGTGATGATTCGTATACTGGAAGTCGTCAGTATCTTGCTGAATGGACTAATTCTACAGTTCAAAATGTATCAAGATGCTTAAAAAAACTATTGGAAGATGGACTTATAATAAAAAAAGAAAATGTTATAAATGGAGTAAAATTTTGTGAATATAAAGCTGTTGTTCCTGAGTTGCTACCAGTAACAAAATGTTCCGGGGGTAGTAACAAAATGTTCCCTAATAATATAGAATATAATACTAGTAATATATATAGTGCAAAATTTGATAAAAATGATGCATTTAAAAGATTCTGGAGCGTATATCCCAGACATACGAACAAGAAAAAAGCATTTGATGTTTTTGTTAAAAAATGTACCGATGAAACTGTACTGCAAAAGATGTTAAGCGCAGTTGTTGATTATAAAGAGACAGAACAGTGGCATAATGAAAGATTTATCCCTCATGCTTCTACATGGCTTAACGGCGAAAGATGGGAAGATGAAATCAGTACAGTTTCTAAAAACAATACAAATGATGATAATGAATGGATGAGCGGATATGAATAATTATCAGGATGATCTAATCGGTATGTTTCTTGTTAAACCGCAGCTTCTGGATTTAACTATTCTAAAACCGTCATATTTTGATAAAAAGCATCGCGATATATTTACTGCTATAAAAAAGTCGTATAAGGAAAATAAAACTATTATTTTAGAGGATATCCTAGCAGTAAAGGGAATTGATGTTGATCTTGTTATTGCCTGTTCTACAAGTACCGCAACAACTGCTCTATTTGAACAGTATCAGGACTATGCTGTTAAGGAGTATAAAAAGAAAGCCTTATTAGCAACTGCTAAAAAGCTGCAGAATGATGAAATTACAATTGATGAATTTTACAAGGATACAAACAATTTTGCATCTTTAGGGTCTTATTCATCGACGAGGCTTACTAAAGAACTGTTAAAAGGTTCTATCACTAAACACAAGAATAATATCAAATTTACTAGATTTACAATTTTGGAAAAGAAACTAAATCTAAAAGAGAATGATTTTGTTATACTTGCCGGTGCTACCGGTGTAGGTAAATCAGGTATAGCTATAAATCTATTAGATGACCTGTCTCGCAATTATCCTTGTGTATATTTCAATTTCGAAATGGTAGAAGAGGAGCTGTATCAAAGACTTATTTCTATCAATTCAAAATTAAATCAAAAAATGCTTGAGCAGTATGAGACACTGCCACAAAAAAATATGAATGTTGTTAATGATGCAATTGATGATATTTCAAAAAGACATATTGACATTATAAATCATTCATCAACATTGGATAAATTAAGATCGTTCATTATGAGCTATAAAAGCGATAAGCATTTTATAGTGTTTGTGGACCATGTAGGGCTTATTGGTGTACGGGCTAAGAGCAGTTATGAAAAAATGACAGAAGTAGCCAAGGAGCTAAGAAAAATGAGTTTGGATAACAACTGTACGATTATTGGACTTTGCCAATTAAACAGGGAAGCAACTAAAAATGCAAAACAGCCTAATTTATCAATGTTAAGAGATTCGGGTGAGCTTGAACAAAGTGCAAGCAAGGTTATATTTGTCTGGAGGAACGAAAAAGACTGCGCAGAAGATTATTATCTGGTAATCGAAAAAAACAGAAGCGGTCCTAAATCAATCATTCCAATAGGCTACAACAAAGAAAATCAGATTGCTTATGAATTAAGCAATAAAAGAGATTTAAGGACATAGGAGGATTTATAAAAAGAACAGAAATTTAACAAAAACTATTTTGATTAAAAAATCTCTCTAATTGCTTATGTGACAAGGGGTTAGAGAGAAAATATAAATGCAATATAACATCTTGGATATATTGCGCGTTTAAGGAGCAGAATAATGGAAAATCTAAACAGTGCCGAAAAAATTACGAAAGGACTTGAATTGATTAGTGAAGGAGTATTAGAAACATTTCAAAACGCAATTAACCTTTTTTGTGATGCTCTTTCTAATTTTGTTGATTGTGTTAATATGATAAATAAAGTCAATCATAAGAAACCGAGATTACCGAGAAAAACAAAAAAGAAATACAAGAAATTAGGAATTTATGAAGATTGGAAATATGTAAATAAAAATAATAATTTGAGTAAATAGCATAAATGTAGATAAAGATGACTGAAATATCATTTTAGAGGAAAGAAGATAATAGCTATTATATAATGTTTTAAACAGCACGAGGAGGGAAGTAAATTGAATAATTATATTTCTGATAAAGAATTAGGAAAGTATATTGGAATGTATGAGAAAGCATTAAATCATTATTTTAAAGATTATCCTAAACAGCCATCAATTTACAGTCATGAACGACAGGAGTACAGTGGATTGGATATAAATACATATATCTATATTGCAGATAATTATTGTCACTTGAAAAAAAAGACTGGAGGAGCGCAATGCAAGAAGCAAAATACCAAATAAAAAACTGGAAAAAATGGAAAGCAACAAAATATCTTCTTATTCAAACAAAGAATGAGCTAATGAATGATATAAAAGCTATTACATATACTGATGAACTTCCGGGAGGATCACATAAAAGTATTGCTGATAAGTATAATAAGTTAATAGAAGATGTAAAGATTTATGATGATTATATTAATGCATATGGTTTCTTTATAAACAGATTAGAAAACGCAATAGCAACAATGCTGAATGAAAATCAACGTAAGGCAGTTATAATTTATTCTAATAATCCATATAAAGGTGGTTATGAAAAAAGAATAGAGGAAGCCTTAAAAACAGGTTTCTCAAAAAGTTATTTTTATGATTTGTTAACTGAATCTTATGAAATACTTGGTAGTGTTTTAGATATAGAGTGCGATGAAAATAGAACCATAATTGAATCCGTGGACAAATCACGGACAAAAAACGCCTAAAAATGTGTTATTATGATATTGTGGAAGTTTTTTAAAGAACACCACATCAGCAGTCAATCAACACTTTGTCAGGAAGAAACTCGAAAGGGTTTCTTTTATTTTAAACTGTCAATCATGTATGACATTCCTCTCCCTCAAGTCCTACATGGCTGGCAGTTTAAAATGAGGTGACAGAAAAGATGGATGAGAAACTACTTGAATTTATTAACGAGTGTATAAGGAAAGACGATATGCATGCATTCTATATTCGCAGCATATGGAAGAATAAAAGAAAGCATATTATCGAACGTGATCACTGTGAATGTCAGGAGTGTAAACGAAACAGTAAAGTAACTATCGTCAAACCTAAAGCAAAAGAAAGATCACAGCGGGCATATGTTCATCATATAAAGCATCTGCGTGATTATCCGGAACTTGCATTAGAGGACAGCAATCTGGAAACTTTATGCTTCAGCTGTCACGAGCTGGAACATACAGATGAACGCCATAAATTTGAAACTGGAAAGGATAAATTTGTAAATGAAGAAAGATGGTAATAAGAAAACTGTAACATACTATAGAGGACATGAAGTCTTTGTAGTCGTTCCAAAGAAAAAAAGAAACAGCAGAAATAAAAATACAAAATAATATTATTTTCTGACCAGGTTGTAAAACAGATACCCCCCCGTCAAAAAAATCCGGTCTTTAAACCTGTTACTGGAGAA